AAGATTTTATCGGAAGGTCTGGTTATTGATGTTGTAGACCCTAGCAGGGTTTTACTTGATCTCGCAACGACTCAAAATTTCGATGATTACCCAAAGACTCCATTCATAGCTGAAGAGATCCTAATGTCAGTCGATGATGTGAAGCGGCGTTGGGGTAAGGTTCCGAAGGGTACTAAAACCTGGTCTTCTGATATTTTGGGAAGCGATAAAGATAGTATGTCCCCAGGGACGCAGGATTCCCCTGAATCTAAGGGAAACGAGCTAGTAAAAATTTGGGAGATATGGGACGCAAGAAACAAGATTGTTCATTACTTACCGGATGGCGCAGATGAATTTATTCAAGAGCCATTAAAACCTCAGATTGTAGGAGAACAATGGTTCCCGTATTTCCCCCTAGCAACTAACATAATTGATGGGCAGTTTTACCCCATATCGGATGTAGAACTGCTTACCGAGTTACAGGATGAACATAATTCGTCCCGCACAAGGTTTTCGGCGCATAAGGATCTGGCTATCCCTCATTGGGTTGCGAAGTCTGAAGACGTATCGGAAGCTGATGCTAAAAAAATCGCGAGTGCCAAGGCAGGGCAAGTTGTCCTTGTTGAAGGTGCGGCTGGAAGGCCAATACGCGAATCAATAGAGGTATTTTCCTCTCCTCCAATTGACCCAGCAGTTTATTCCACTGACCATACTGAAAGAGATATTGAGCGTGTTGCGGGTGGCGGTGACGTTACCCAACCTAAAAGCAATCGTTCAAGAACTTTAGGGGAAGCTGAACTCCTTACTCAAGATACTGGGGTTCAAATTACGGCTGACTCTGATGAAGTTGAGGACTGGTTCAGACGGCTGGCAAAACACTCATTAGAACTGTTGTTGCAGGTAGTCACTGTTGAACAGGCTGTCAAGATTGTAGGGCCGCTTGCTAAACCTGCGGTTGACCCTGAAACGGGGGAAGAACTTGACGGTCTTGAAGATGGGACTGTTTGGCCTGAGACTTCGAGTAAACAAGAGATTTTCAATTTATTGAAGATGCAAATCCAAGCGGGTTCTTCTGGCAAGCCTAATGTGAGTGCGGAAGCGAAGTTGTGGACGCAATTTATCATGCCGAAGGTTACTGAGCTAATTTCACAGGTTGCAGAGTTGCGAGAGAAGAAACAGGAAGATCTTGCTGACTCATTGATCGCAATCGCGCAAGAAACAATCCGGCGAATGGATGAACGGTTTGATGTGGAAGAGTTTATTCCAAGGCGCAAGCCAAACAAGAAGCCTGACCCTGAAGCAGTTCAGCAACAGCAAAAGAAAGATCAAGCTGAAAAACTTCAATTCGGTCAAATGCAAGCTGACATAGAGGAGACTTTATCCAAAGCGGCTAAAAATAAAGCCGAAGTGGAGAAGATAGCTGAAGAAGTTAAACGAGGAGATTTTAAAGATAGCCTGGACACTTTTAAAGCAAGAACGAAGGTTTCAGTAGATAAGCAAAAAATGGCAGATCGGCAGGAGGAAACGGCGGCTTCTAACGCTGTGAAACTTGCTGGTTCGTTAAAATCCAACACATCTGAGTAAATCGGAGATTTTTTATGACAGACGAAATTGAAGCGGAATCGTCCCCCGCAATTGAAGAAGCACCAGACGTAAAAACTGAAGAATCACAGGATACGTCACCTGATGATAACGGAACGATGGTTGAGGCCATCACAAAAGCGTTGGAAGAAGAAGCCCCTGGCACTGTCGAGGAAGAAGACGAGACAGAAGAAGAGCCTGATTCAACCGATGAAACTAAGGATGATGTTCCCGAAACATCTGGTGACGAGAAAGAGCCTGATTTACATGATATGCCCGAAGGGTTGAAGCCTAAGTCTGAAGAAAGGTTTCAAAACCTTGTTAGCGATAACAAGAGCAAAGGGGAATATATAGATCAAGCGAATGAAGCTCTAACCAATATGCAGACGGCTGTAACTCAAACTGGCCTTGATGCTGAGGGGTTCGGACAATTGTTGGATTTTGCCAGGATGACAAATTCTACCAATATGGAAGACCGTGAATCAGCTTTCAATGTCATTAAGTCTGAATATCAAAGGCAAGCTCAAGCGTTAGGTAAAAAGATAGAGGGTTTCGATTCTCTAACGGACAGACCTGACCTTAGAGGGCGCGTTGATGATTTAGAGTTAAGTGAGGATGATGCTTTAAAGATTGCCCATGCGGAGCGTGTTGTTGCACAACACAACGAAGCAGGAAGGCAGTCAGAACAGAGAATATTATTGGAAAACCAATCGGCTAGAGAGCAACAAGTAGCTCTGGATAGCGTTGGGAATTTTATGGAGTCTATGGAAAGAACGGATATAGACTTTGCCCATAAAAACTCAAAACTAATGTCGATGGTTGAAGATATACGGGCGGGTTATCCGTCTTCTCAATGGGGATCTGTAGTAAAGCATCTTTACGGCGTAATGGGCACATCTTCCGACAAACGTATCGCAAACAAGAAATCGGTTTCTAATCCGGTTGTCTCGTCTGGTGCGTCTGCGGGAGTTCAAACACCTTCGACAATGTTGGAGGCAATAAACCAAGCGTTAGATGCAGATCAATAACGGTTTGGGCAGGCAAAAACTATAAGAACAGCAGGGCATTAGATTCTGGTTTGTAACCAGGAGAAAGAAATGCCTTTTACAGTAGACCAATTATCAACTGCGGGTAAAACCGCACTAGAGTTTCATTTAAAGAACAAAGCAGAAGATCAAATAGGTCATGAGCGTCCTTGGCTCAAGCAGATGATGAAAACCAAGGGTTCCATGCCGGGTGGTAAAGAGAACGCTGTTGTTCAGCTTCGTTACCGCTACCAATCAAACTTTCAATTTTTCAACGGTAGACAGCAGGTTTCATACAACAACCGTTCAACGATTGAACAAGCATCATTTCCTTGGCGATCAGCGCATGATGGCTTCGCCATTGAGGAAGACCGCTTGATCCAGAATGGTATTACTCTTTTGGATGATAAAAAACCAGTACAAAACTCTCAAGCAGAGCGTGTCCAGCTTCAAAACCTGTTCCAGGAGCAGATTGAAGTTATGGATCTCGGTTTTGATGAGCAGTTTGACCAAAAACTTCTGCTAGATGGTTCTGGCGGCACGGATGATATTGAAGGACTAGATCATCTTGTAGCTACTGACCCTACCACTGGTACGGTTGGTGGAATTGATAGGTCTGTGGCTGGCAACTCTTGGTGGAGAAATAACTTCTCGCTAGGTTTGACCACGACCACAACCACTGGAACAATCATCGACAAGATGGAAATCGAGTGGCGGAATTGTATCAAGAATGGAGGACGGCCTAACTTTATCCAAGTTGGCGCAGACTTCTATGACGGATACCGAAACTTTCTTCTTAAAACTTATGGTCAGACGAATTATTCGGCTGGCGATCAGATGGCGGTTGAAGGTGGAACGGAAGTTATCCGGTTTAAGGGAGTTCCGATGGTTTGGAATCCAACCTTTGACGATCTCGGTGGAACTTGGGCGAAGAGATGTTATTTCATCAATACCCGTTTCATGCAGATGAAGGAAATTCAAGGCAAGATTTCTAGGAAGCCACCTCGTCCCTATGACCGATATGAGCATTATTTCGGTATGACTTGGCGTGGTGCGCTTGTTATGACTCGCGCTAACGCTCATGCGGTTCTAACTATCGCATAGCATCATGGATGGTGGGGGCTTCGGCCCCCATTATTTTAAAAACTTTTGGAGGATTTATGTTAGCAAAAAAATGTGATGTAACTATTTACAAGGGTATGCAGACCAAAATTCCTAAGAATATTTATGAGCATGAAGTGACAATTTTGGAAGCTATCTACGGTGAAGGCACTGTTGAAGGTTACAAGCGCAGAGAACATTATTTTCCAGAAGGTAAGAAGTACAAGGTGGAGGGTGATGTTATTTCCTATGAGATTGAGGAAATGGAATATGAAGAAGAATATGACCGTGTTGCGACTCAATACGGTATGCACCCTGAAGTAAGAATGACTTGGGCAGAATATGTTTATGGCCCCAGGACAGAAGGCCGGATGGAAAAAACGGCTAAAGAAAAATATACGGCTGACTTTGGAAAAGGTGTTTACGTTGCTCCAAAGAAACAGAGCAAGGCTTTACTGGAAAAAGACGATGGACTGCAAAGCCTTACTGCGGCTGAAATAAAAGTCCTATTGCAAGAGAAGAATATCTCTTTTAGCCCGATGGACAACAAAGTTATGCTTTTAACCTTGGCAAGAAAGGCTGGATTGAATGTCGCTACCGAACAAGAGAACGCTGGGTGAACTCAGGAAAGAACTTCGTGATCGTTTAGGCTTTGCCTCTTTGGGGGCGAAGTCCGGTCCTAACTCCGCGATCATGGATAGTTTTTTGCGGAATGGGCAGTCTCAACTTTACAGACAGTTTGATTGGAAATTTTTAACTAAGGTTGACAAGACGACCATAACCCAGCAGGGCCAGGCTTATTATGACTGGCCTGACGAAGTTGACCCTGATCGTGTAGTTTCCGTTGTCGTAGATGATAGAAGTTCATCGACAATCCTTAGATATAGATTGATCGAGGGGGTAGACACTCCACATGATAATTACGTCACGACTCAAAACAGACCTTCCAGGTTTGAGCGCAGGGGGCAGATCGAGATATGGCCTGAACCTGATTCAAATCTTTACACTATCTGGATCGAACACGTTGAAAGGCTTGGGAGATTCACAATGGATAACGACAGAGCAACGCTCGATGAAGACTTGATTTTCATTCATGCCCTAGCAAATGCGAAGGGACATTATGGGCACGCTGACTCATCAGTTTATGTGCAACAGCTAAATGCTTTACTGCAAAAATTGAAAGTTAAAGGTATGGGCGACAAAACATACTCCAGGCGGCCTTTGCCGGATGGCATTCCTCAACAGCACGTTAACGTGGAAGATATATAGATGCCAGTAATTACTTTTCAGGATTTCGGGCTTGGTAAGGATCTGAGGAAGGGTGCGTCTGTAGCTGATGTCAATCGCCTTCGTGAATTAAAAAATGGATATGTAACAACGGGTAAGGCGATTCAAAAACGTCCAGGAACATCCCTTGTTGCAACGCTGGAAACAGGGACTCACGGATTAGTCCCTGCATTGGGGAAGCTAAATACCTTTACTGAAGCGGGAGCTATAACCCATGCCAACTCATTATTTGAGGCGCACCAGGTAGTAGGAAGTAATGTTAACCCGAAAGTTTTTACGGGATCTGGGTTAGATGATTTGACCTCTGGAGGAAGCTATATTGGGACTGGGACTCCTACGTTCACCATCGAAATTGATGGCAAGGTGACAGGCTCACTCACTGAAATGGCAAAAGAAAATGTAGCCCCGATTACGGCTATGGCTTTAGATACGGCAACTACAACGACAATAACCTCCGTTGCTCATGGCTTGACCAATGGCAATAGCGTCATTATTACTGGGACAACATCCTATGAGGGGACATTTACTGTGGCGAGTGTTAGCACAGATACATTTGTCATTACCGATACGTTTGTTGCTGACGATGCTACCGGACAATGGGAGCTAA